TGTAAATCCAGGAGCACATTACGGTTGCGGCATTTCTGCCGAGCTGTATACAGCCATCCTCTTTCGAGGTCCGGAGCTCTCTATTCTTCTTCGCCGACCAGGTGATAAGGAGTTGAACCTTAGGTCTTTTGCGTAACAATAGTTAGTGACAAAAGATGATCCGTCCACCCGGACGCGGTCAGAATGCTAATCAAAAGATTGCACTTCAGCTTGACATAAGTCGAAACCGAAGTAATATCTAGGACGATCCAAATTTAATCAGATCGTACCTACTAGAGGAATTTTCAGTTCTTCTGTTAGGATTAGCATAGGAGCCAACAGTGACGTGGAGCAAGACGTCATGAAAAGTTGTTAGCTTCTCAATCAATCGTGCTACAGTGAGTCACCAAAGATCACAGTACGAACCGGCGAGTAAAGCCAGCTGAGGAATCTATCCTCACGCACCAAATTTGAGTGTTTAGCCTCCCTCCGGAGAGTGGATGTTTAACGACGTCCCCGTCATGGTCGAGTTTATAGTCTTACGACTTAAATTCCTATGCGTAACACTCGCATAGATTTGTTAGATTGCTTAGATATCTAAGCAAGACCCGCAAGAGCCTTTAGCGCAGCACCACCCCCCTGCATGATTTGTTTTTCGTGCTTAGAGATGAAGCCCCCTATTTTCTTCGCGGATTCCCATGCCTTGTAGAGGTAACCCTCGTACACGTGGTCCGGAACACCAACATAACCGGCAACCATTTTGGCTGCTAGGATGTTGATGATCAGGTCCATGCCACGGGAATCAACCAGCCTAGGCTTTATGTTGATTACCCTCGTACCCTTAACCTCGTACATCACAGTCGTTTCGACGTGATATGCGGTGCCGGCCGTTCCAACAACGCCGATCAGCAACCCGTGAAGGGGGCCGGTCGTTGAAGTAGGAACGATGCCGTGGGCAGACATGAATTCGAAGTCGTTCATGGACACCAAAGATGCCCCGTACTTCGGTCCACTCCTAGGGTGCCAGTTAAGCACGATCTCCTCAGAGAGGTTCGTGACTTGGGCACCCCGAAGCACACGTGCTTTGGGATACGACATGAGAGTCGTTTTCGAAGTAGCCACTTGGTTCATGGAAGCATGATTCGGCGCCTCGACCAAGAATATTTTACCATTCTGGTCGAGCGTCGAAGCTTCCGGGAAGATTTTCATGGTGCAGCCAACAACTCTGTAACTGAGTTCGACTGGATCATAATCTCCGACCGTGTAGGGGCTCTGGGCCCACCCAAATTGAGTGAGCCCGGTAGCAAGGCCTGTGCCTGCTTGCGGGAGCCCAGGAAGGTTATATGACGGAAGAGTAGTGGCTGTAAAAGCCACCCCGTCATTGTACAACCCACCTGGGTGCGTGGTAGAATTGTCATTCGGTTGGCAAGAGATGAAACCGAAACCCTGAGCACCGACGTAAATGTCAGTCTGCTCAGTGAATCGTTCCACTCCTGTTCTGCCGGGCATGCCTCCTAAAATGGTTGGCACGCCGACTTTCTTTGCGTTCCTCGTATCAACGAGGGCACGAAGATAGTCTTGACAGACACCTGAGAGCTCACTCCTAGAGCCTCGACGGATGTCTTTGACATCTGAGTCAAGTGACCGTTCAATTGAACGGGAAGCCTTGCTCGCACGCTTTTTGTTGTTGTTGTTAATATTACTCATATTACAAATGATGCAAAAATAGCAAATTGAGTTGAGTTACTTGAATTCGACTTGATGAATTCGATCTTACGCCTGACATAATGGGGGAGCTATTTTGCAAAGATAACTCGAGTGTTTAACGACACTCCTGTCTATCTACAGAGTTATATACTCCCCTTAATGCAACATAGATTGAATTCGGTCCGCAACAGAAGAGACCCATTTCGGGTCGCAAAGCTTACTTTGCTTCAGCTTCTGCTCCAGTGTGGACGTTTCCGGTAAGGGCCCATAGGCCCAACCCTCCTCGTACAGGTTATAAGACCGAGCTTCGACGGGTTCGTTTCCCTTTGGGAGACGCCTGGTCAGAAGCTTGGTCGACTTGGTCACCGCTTTGACAGCTCCTGTTCCCGCAAACTTATGTTTGATGGGTTCAGAGCTGACACCGTAGTGACCGAATTTCCTGATGGACTGTGTGGTGTCTTTCCGTGATTGTATCACAGGCACTACAACGGTCCTGAACCTGGGGGGTTTCTTAGATTTACCCAACCAACGGTTAACCATGTTAATAGCTAGCTGTTGTCGAGTCGTTACCGAAAACTCGATGTCTGGGGGTCTCAAGCCCAAACCACCAACAATTTCTGGAAGAAAATAGTTATTCCCTTTTCCTTTCGTCAAGTAAGTGAGCGTACCAGCCCACTCCCTGTGAAACATTCTCCATAATCGTGCCTCTGGCGAGATGCCTTTGGCACTTGTATAGAATTCGTTCCACACTTGAGGATTAATAATTCGGCCACCGCCGCGCTCCGTACGTGAGATCATGTTCCACCTAAGGAACCCGACCTCCTCACACCTCCGCCCAGTGCGACAGAACATTCTCGAGTTTATCGTGAAATATCTGTCGCTTATCTGAGTCTTGATTCTGTTGATGTTCCATAATTGGTCCATCCAGAGAAGGTAATCCGCTACCAGTTCTGATGGTAGGGCAATCAGCCCATCATCCCCGTTAACCTTGAACATCATAATGATGTCTTGGTGTGACCAGCCATAAACCTGCTTGTATCTATGCAGGAAGGCCAGTTTGAACGAGGCGTGGATAATTGTGAGTTTTACGAAGCTCAGACGATCTCCCATAAGTTGGGAATTTGTCTGAACCGCCGGGCGGACAGCATCAGGATCATTGTTTTTCAACTTTTCTAAGTTGTCAATGGATTCCTTGGTGCTAAGCCGAACCTGGACGTTACATTGTCCAGTTATTCCGGAGCAGAGATCGTAAATCTCGGTCAACTCCGGGGGTATTAAGTGACGTATCGATAAATTCGATAGCAATAGACTTATTGAGTCTGTTGCAGCGTCACCATCGTCTGAAACCAAGACGAATTTCCTTCCAATCTTTCTTTCAATCGAACTAAGACCAGCTGTGAAATTATCAAAATAATCAGCTGGAAGTTCTTTCCCGCTCGCCACATATGGCTTACGAGAAAGATAGCTCATAATTCTTTTCTGAATGGAGGCCCATAGAGGGCTCTCCCACCAGTGTGATAAGGAGATGCACCGGACCTTTAACGGTTCGGGCAAGCCAACGACTTCTCGTTGGAG